TCATTCGGCTCTGTGGCTTCTTTAGCGTCTTGAGTGGAATCCTCTTCCGGCTCAAATATTTTAGATACCTGTTTTGTATCAAACAAGTATTGTATTCTTTTTAATTCGATAACTAATAAACTCTGGTCTTCTTCATAGCGACCTTTTTTGATCTGCTTAATTATCTGATCTATCTTCTCTGCTGCTGTGATATCACTATCATCATCCACATTCATTAAACTCTTTACTATTTGCATAGTCGGGGTGTCGGGTTGCGCCCCCCATAAAACAGCAGATCCTTCGTATAACTTAACCTCTCTTATGATCCTTATATTCTTTTCGTTTCTATCTTCTGCCTTAAGTATCTCAAACCCTACTGAGTGTTGAGTAATATCTCCGGCCTCGTATAGGGGCCATGCTACTTCTCTCCATGCAAAGGAGTTTTTATAATTACTTATTCCTACGATGTACTTTCCTTCTCTTCCTAACTGGCTGAACTTACTTAAAGCTGAAAAGGTCTTAGATGTATGATCTAACAAATGCCATATCTCGTTTGATCCTGTTGGCCCATTCTCTTTTATTGTCTTATCATAGGCCTTTGCGTCGAATACATCTTCATCCCTATCAACATCCTCAAGTTGGGAGATAGCAACCTTTACTTGCTTCTTCTTTCCGTCAACATCAAGAGCCTTTAATTCAATTCTCTTTTTTATTACTTCACTCATGGTCTTTCATATTATTTTTCATAGGGTTCTTTATAAATCAACTACTACATAATAAACAGTTACTTTTAATGTCGTTGAACTATCACCATCAGTTAAATTTCCGTCACCTTGATTGTTTATTTTTATTGCCAAATTTTGGTTATTGAAATCTGACGGTATCGAACCCGTAGCCGGAACAATAGTGTTAGACACAATACCTTGGTATAATTGCAACCAATTAAGAGTGTTATCACCTGCCGCTAAAATGTTCCCTAAACTTGTGCCTAGGTTTTGTGCCACATTAACCAACGTGCCGGCAGAAGTTCCCGTACTTACTAACTGTAAAGAAGCCGTAGCATCTATATTGGTATAATCCGCAACATAGTTTTTAAGCTGCAGCGTTGCAAACACGGCAAAAATCATTTTATCAGAACCTTGTGCGGCAATAATTTCAATAGGAGTTGTCGGCAAAGCCTTTATCTGTGCGTCTGTTAATTCAACTGTTGCTGATAAAACAGCCCCTCCGCCTTCTAATCCTGTAAACATTGCCGTTATCCCTGTCTCAAAATCATCCTGACTATTCATCGCCGTTCCGTCAAAGTCAATATCTGTAATCAAAACATTCCCATACTGAACCTCATCAACAGTAAATGTTATTCTTGTTTCATCTTCTGGTAAAGACCAGCTAACACACCTTGATGTATTATGCAATGACTTCAGCACACTTTCAACCGCTAACGAAGTGTTATCCGTATGAACGAAGTCTATATAATTTCCATTGGTACGAAAGCTAAAACTCATATCAAAACTGTTCTTGTTCTGTTAGGGTTAGGATATATCACTACTGTGCTTTGTCTTTTAGGAATTAATTTTCCCCTTGAATCTCTCTTTGGTTTTAGGGTCAGATTACATCTACAGTTAATAATTGATGCCGCACTAGCCTTTGGATCACCAGGAGCATTTAACCTATCTCCGTTTCTTGGGTCTGTGAACATATCCTCAAAGTCAATCACAGTACCATTAAGTGCTACATGGCTTGCATGGTCTTCTGGGTCTTTTCCTCTTGTCCTGTTGTCTTTCACACTCACCCATTCTTTCTGCATCTGATATTCGTAAGTATCACCTGCTGCCAGTACACCTACATTCGATGCTGTGTTTACCTCTGTTCTTGTTATTGTTGCAGCCTGTCTATCTGTAAAACCAGAACTCCTTAAATTCCTTACTGTTTCATCAACTCCCAATCCTTCCTCAACTGATCTCTGTAATACTTTAATCAAATAATCCCTTTGTGTTTCATTGACACCAAATAGAATCTTAGATGTCAAATGTTCTCTCAAATACTCCTGAATGAACTTTACCCACTCTTCATTGAAACCGAAACCTTTTCTTTCCTGACGTTTTAAATCTCTTGTTGTTCTATTAGCGTGTCTTAATCCTACTGTCTCGTATAATCTTTGAACTTCTTTTGTTAGTTCAGCATTGGTTAAGTTGTTTTCAAGGAATGCTTTACCATTACCGCCTCTCTCAAGCACTTCAATAAAAGCGTTAATCTTACTCTTTAGAGCTTTGTTTATTCGCCCAAAGAATAAGTTTTCAAACCGCCTATTTATTTTTTCGTACTCAGTCATAAAAACTTCATCATTAAAACACCCGCAATCATCCCTAGAGCGAAGTATAGCGATGGTATATACCAATTCATTTTTGGCTTCTCAACAAGTCTGCCACTTGGTTTGATATACAAGTTGCTACCCGTAATCTTTCCTTCAATATCTATCTTCATCATACTTCTTTAACATCATTCTTATCCAATTCTCCCGCATCCTCATTATTATCCTTCTTTTATCTGGACAGCAATTCTTAGGAATAGGAAACTCTTTCCTTGCCCGTTTTGCCATTGGGCTTCGCTCCTTCTTTCCCGTTATCTGTATTTCCGGCATTGCTTATTTCTTGTTCTCTCATTAATGCTTGGTCTACTAAGTTTGCCTGGAAGTCACTTAAAGGCTGTCTTCCCTGCATCACCCAGGGCTCATCCGCTTCTGGTTCTGGCCTTGCTTCCAGATTACACATCTCTCTCTCCTCATTAGGGCTTATCATCATCATCTTACTTGTACCGTTAACTATCTCTGTTAACTCTGTTTGTAATTCTGTGAAACATTCTGTATCGTAGTCGATATAAATATTCACACCCTTAAAACCCCAATCGGTTGTTATCTTTCTATTCAAACTATTCCTACGAGCCGTTAAGAGAGGTATGGCTGATCTTGTTGTTAATGCCTTCTCTGCTTCCTTTACGTTGTTATATGTTTTCTGTGTTAATCCTAGTAACTCAGGCGGCACACCATAACCATTGCAAAACATTATTGCATCCCACTTCTCTGAATCAATTATTCCCAACTCAACGGGACTGTTACCTAAGTGAACAGATCCGGTCTTAACTCCACTAATAGCTATCTTACCCTGATTAGCAGTACCTGAAAACTCTTCACTCAACTTTACTTTCAATGCTCTTGCCTGTGCTAACCCTTGTTCAAAGTCCACCCTTTGGTCATCTATGAATAAAACTTCTTCTACTCCTCCATTCTGAAACTTTGCAGTAGCTGAATCTTTAGCTGAATTATTCCTTGTAATGTTTTTAAGGAATGCCCTTAAAGGAGCGAACCCGTACAACTGTTGACCGTTTATGTCCCAATTCGGATTCCAGTACTTCTCATGTAGTATTGATTCTTTACTGAAGAATTGATTCCACACAGTTAACTCATAAGAAGCCGCTTTTGCTGGAAAATCATCAGTTACATTTATGTTCATGAACTGTGAAGGGAGAGACCATATAGAATTTGGAACACCGGCATTCGCTCCTGCTTTCAGTAACTCAGCCCATTCAAAATAATCTCCTGTGATCAGCTTATAACCAAACAAAGACCTGTTATGGTCTTGAAATGTATCGCACTCGTTAGCGTAAGTAAGTAGGTCTTTAAGTTTACCCGCTTGTAGATTAAAAGATGTTAGCGGTTCAATAGATTGATACTTTAACTCTCTTGCTTTCTTTAAGTCTTTACCTGAGATGTTCTTAAAAGACATTAAGCGTTGTGATTGCTTTAGTTTACTCTCATCAACTACTTTATACAATCCCCATTCTGGAAGAACAACCTTATCTAATATTAAATTAATTACAGAATAGATAATATCATTCTTATTGTACCCTTCAGTTATGTAAGTACTCTTGTCATCGGCCGGGGTAACTAATCTTCCGTTCCTGATAACATACCTTGCACCAACTGATAAAGCCTTCTGCTCAAGCTCACCTACCAATTTCTTTCCTAGTATCCACTTCTGTAATAGATTCATATTATGCTACTGAAACAACAAACTCCGGTTGTATGTGAAAAAACATCCCCATCATTAATGTATCTAAATAGTCAGGCGATCTACCATTCAAACATTCCTTCATTTCCTCTTTTGATATTAATCTCTTACGGCTTTCGTCTAAATCAACACTCTTCGACTTCAACACACCCATCTCTTTTATTATCTGCTCCTTTTGTGCTGGACTACAGATAACTTTTATCTCTCTCTTGTTTACTTTCTCTGCCAGCTTATAACCGCACTCAGCTTTCATATTCACAAACTCAGTCTTGTGTACCGCTTGCGCCCCACCATGAAACTCTTTAATGCCTTTTAAGTAACTCTCCAGGTAAGCACCCATGCCATCGCTATCAACAACCGTTTGACTGTGACCTACTCCATCCTGTATCATCACTTGCTTAATATCTGTCTCGATCATTTTACCGTCTGACTTTCCTTTGTCAACTCTTAGATTACACACTAACCCATCCCATGAAGCAATAATGAACTTATCCCTCCCCTGCATGGCTAAGTCAGAACTAATTCTTTTCTTGCCATTGCCTTTTACATGATCATTAGTGAACATATCCATGATAGCATCGTACTCGCATAAAACTGATGGGTCATCCGAATAATCCCAGTTGCCGTGATATAACCTTTGTTTTTCCGGCCCCTCAGGCATATTCTTTAGAGATTCTAAAGAACTTTTAGGATAATCAGGATTGTCCCATGCGAATGCTTGAACGAATCTTCTGTGTTTGGGTAGTTCATTGCGCTCGTGAGACTTAAAGAATTCACTATAAGCCCAATTCTTTGTTGGGTTGGTTGTGTAAAGAATCTTAGGTATTAAATCGTATTCAGTTAGTTTGTATCTTATCCTAACCTTTAAAATATCTTTTGCTTTACTAACTACTTGTGAACACTCATCAATATAAGCGTCTGTTATTTCAAGTGATCCCAATTCGTCAAAGTCTGGATCCGATGGATAATGAAATAAGTCCCGTAAGAATATCAAAGAACTATTTTGAAATACTATGCAATTCGGAAACTCCTTATCCTGACTACTCGTTAGATCGAAATGCACCCCCCTCTTTATTCCCTGCATCTTCGCCACTTCAAACAAGGTCATCAGGGTAGTCTCCTTCAATGTCTTCATTACTGCCCTTCCTATGAATCCCCTTGTGCCGGGGTACTTCATTCTCCTCTTTAGTTGCCAGTAAGTGCCTAATGTTGTCTTTCC